TGTTATATATAGTAGATGTTATATAGTAGTTATATGTTATATACTTGTTATACTATATATCAATATTATATATAACTATATATATATATATATAACTATATATTATTTAGTAATTTTTTTGTATTTTTCAAAGCCTCTACTGCCAAAATATGCAACATAAACAGTAACTAAAAGTGTTTTAAGAAGTTCTACCCATTCAGTACTAACTTTAAAAGGGCTATCACTACTATCTAAAATAACAAACAAAGTAGTCATAAATGTTAAGTAAAGTAATGTAAGTGGTCTTGTGTTTTTCGACATCCAACTATCCGCTGTATTATCGCTAGTCCATCTTTCTGTGACCTGCTCCATTTCTAGTATATCCATTTTAAGCAGTTCTAACGCCTTTTCTTTTTCAAATGGGGATAAACTATTATCAGTATGTATTAAGTTCTTTAAAACGCCTAAAAAGCCTTTGTCGGGCAGTGTATTGGCTAAATTCTTAAACAAACCTTTCTCGCCTATTAGAAACTTACCTACTTTAGTATCTTTAAATGGTTTGCTCATAAGTTCTAAATTGTAACTGTATCAAAAACAAATAAATGTTTAGTTCATTAAATGGGTAATCTGCATTTTTAGGATAGTAAGATATACCACCTATAAACGAAGTAGGGAATAAAAATATAATTGCTATGCTCAATATGTCCAAATTACACCTTGTGTCTTGTCAGTGTCTATGTCAGCGTGTATAAAAGTATTACCTACTCCTATCCTGCTAAACCCTACGTCTAAAAGGCAGTTAATTAAATCAAATCTATCTGTACTCTTTTTACAAGCTATGTCTACTGCTAAACCTTTTAAGTGGCTACTTGTTTCTACACCACCTACTGCTTCATTGTGTGAAGGTGTTCTAAAGCCACTTGTGATGTGTATGGGTTTGTCGAATTTGTCTCTTACTTCGTCTAGCATTTCTAGTAAAGTCTTGTCCATCATCTGACCACTACCTTGTACATCAGGGCTATCAAACTCACTATAATTAAAGTATCTCACTTTTTCTTTTTTAACTCGTACCACTTTTGAACGGTATAGCCAATAGTAACTAGTAATAAAAGTATTTTAAGGCTATCTTCTAATATATCCATTGTACTAACTGTAATAGCTGATAAATTTAATACGTAAAGTTTAAACGAGTTTAAGTCCATAATTAAAAGTTTCTACCTAAAAAGGTGTGTGAACCATTACCCTCTACTGTAATTTCGTAAGAAGCCCAACCGTAAGGGCTGCTGTCTAAATCTTGCCAAAGCACATCTACACTATATTTTTCAGATGCAACTCCTTCTGTTTCTATTTCGCCTTGTTCATCGTATGTAGGCTCTTCAATCCATAAATGACCTAGATGTACAATAGTATGCCCACCATCTAAATAACTTTCTTCTGTTAGTTCATCAGTTATATGTGGTAAAGCAGTTATTTTAGTATCTGCTTGTTCTTTTGAGTTAAACTCGTATTTCTTAAATAATTCCATTATCTATTTATTAACTTGTTAATGTTGCTAACTCCGATTGACTTAAGGCTGTGTCAAAATACATAAATTGATATATTTTCCCTGTAAATTTAGCTGTATTACCTGCTCCCGAAAACTTAACGCTTTGTAATGTTTCGCCAAAATCACAAGTAAAAGATGTGTCTATATCATCAGCTAAAGAACCATTTTTGTATAAGATACCTGCTCCTGTTTTAAAGCTTCCTGCTAATTTAATTCTTTGATTATAAGAAACAGGCGTATTTGCAAAAACACTACCCACAGCACCACTACCATTTTGAAGCACCTGAAATCTTATCTCATTAGAAATAAAATTTAATATAATTCTATTACCTCCACTTGTTAAATTACAAATAGTTATTTGGAAAAAAGGGTCAGTTGTTGGCACTTCAAAGTCCAAGAAAATAGTACCTTCGTTTTTAAAACTATTTATCACACTAGCACCCCCACTTGATATATTACAAAAATCTTCTGTCCTTGTAGCTGGTGAACCGCTTGTTGGTATATAGCTTGTTGGGTAGCTACCTGCTTCGAGTTGCATACCAAAAACATCTGCTTTTTCGCCACTAACTCCTGTAAATGGCGCTGTTTGTGTACACAATGTAAGCTTCCAATAATTCTCCAAAGCAGTTAAAGGTACTTCGAAACTTTTAGATACCCTATACCATCCATTCTTGTACGCTTCTATTTTAGCTGTTTGCGTTCCTACATCATTTTCTACTTCGCCATCTACTAAATCAAATATAGCATATTCGCCTGTTTGTGAATAGTGCGCTATTGCTACATATCTTGCGGTATTGTATCTTACCCAAAAAGACATAGCATAGCTTGTATTACTTGCAGGAACAGCAGTTCCTCGCCATTCTAATCTAGGCTGGCCTGAGCTTGTTGCTGTTAGTGTTTTAGTGTTTGTTCCACCTTGTGGGTCTACTATACTTGTATTATCTGCAACAGTTAGATTTGCTTTAGATATGGTTGTAAAAGTTTCAGACTGTGTAATTAAATTAGACCTACTAGGCTCTAAAAGTAAATGTGGGTCAGGCTGTACTACACCATCGATAAAATTATAGTTAAGTCTAGCTTGGTCTGCAACTACGCTTTCTATAAGCCCGTCTTTGTTTACTCTTGTAGCATCGGCGTCACTATCTATTGTAAAGTCTCCATCTCCATTATTAGGCACAACAGAATACAGCTTATCATCTGCTGCCTTATATCCGCTTGGTATTTGTACTAAACTTGCTTTTTGGTATATACTCATTATAATATATTTTGTAAATTCTTAATTATTCCACTAGTGCCCTCTGCTACACCACCGTCTAAAGTAACTCTTGCACTAAAGTCTATTGCGTTTCCTATTGCGTTTGTGTGTATTGTTTGTGCAGCTTCGTTTATATAACCTGCATCATTAGTCCATTGGCTGTTGTTACCACTTTTATTTGTTAGTGTGTCGGTTGTAGAAGCAGTAATAAAACCATAAGAGTTATCCCACCCTGTATTACCGTCTGTTATATAACCTGCTCCGTTTGTTAGTTGGTTATTGTTTGTTGGTATTGTAGGCTTGTTTAGTATTTCTGCATCTCCACTTGTAGCATCCCAATCAGCATTTACATTAACCTCTGCACCTTCTGCGATAGTTCCTAGTTTAGTAGATGAAGTGCTATCAAAACTAATCTTTGCGTTGTTAGTAGTAATATCTGATGCTTGTTGCGCTGTTATGCCTGTCTTTGCATTGTTTGTAGCTACATCACTTTCAATAGTATCTAAATCTACTGCTTGCGTTATACTAATAAAACCAACCTTAGTACTATCTGTACTAGGATAAGAGTTTTTAGCATTGTTAGTAACAATATCAGCAGCCTGCTGTGTCGTTATACCTACTTTTGCGTTATTAGCCGTAATGTCTGATGCCTGCTGTGTAGTAATACCAACTTTATCTGTGTTTGCTACAATAGCATCTGCCTGTTCAGTTGTTATACCTGTTTTTGCTGTGTTAGCTACTATTGCATCTGCTTGACCTGTTGTAATACCAACCTTTGCATTATTTGTACTTATATCACTTGCTTGTTGTGCACTTATGGTTGTTGTGTCTCCTGCTAAAGCTGTTGTAGATGTTGTACCTAATTGTAGTAAAGCAGTATCTCCTTCTAAAGCTGTACCTGCACTTGTTCCTAGCACCATACTAACTTTAGCATTGTTAGCCGTTATGTCATTAGCTTGTTGTGTGGTAATTCCTACTTTAGCGTTGTTTGCTGTTATATCGTTTGCCTGTTGGGTAGTTATGCCCACTTTAGCGTTATTCGTTGCTACATTGCTTTCTATTGTGTCTAAATCAACAGCCTGTGTAACACTTATAAAACCTACTTTTGTTGCATCAGTAGTAGGATAGCTATTTTTAGCGTTATTTGTGGTAATGTCAGCAGCTTGTTGAGTAGTTATTCCAACTTTAGCAGTATTAGCTACTACATTTGTATTTGCACTTACCCTTGCCTCTGTATAATATAGGTTGTTATCCCCTTCGTCAATATCGTCTGTGTCTAATACTACTTCACCTGTTTTAGTATTTACGCTTGTTACCGTTCCTGTGCCACCCCCTGCAGGTGCGAATGTAAAGCTACCTGCTCCATTCGTTGTTAATACTTCTCCTGAATTACCATCAGAACCTACATCATCAAGGTCTAATAAACCTAAAGATACTGCACCTGTTAAACTATTAACACTATCAACTGTGTTTACTTCTGCTCCTGCTTCAATGCTTAATAATTTATTTGCATCATCAGTAGGATAAGAATTTTTTAAAGTGTTTGCTGAAATGGCATCTGCTTGGGATTGTGTTATACCTGTTTTTAAAGTATTGGCAGCTATTTCGTTTGCTTGGTCTGTTGTTATCCCTACCTTTAGAGTGTTGGCTGCTATCTCGTTAGCTTGTTGTGTAGTAATACCAACCTTATCGTTGTTAGTTAAAATATCAGAAGTTTGCTGTGCAGTTATTCCAACCTTTGCCGTATTAGCAGCAACAGCACTATTAGCCTCTACTTTAGCATCTGTATAGTATTCATTACTACCCTCTGCAATATCATCAGTATCAAGTACTACATCTCCTGTTTGGGTGTTTACGCTTGTAACAGGATAAGGTACATTAGTAAGCTGTGAACCATCTCCTACAAAAGCATTGGCAGTAACAGTAGCATTAGCAGCAAGATTACCACTATTGTCTAGTGTAACACCTGTGCCATTACCCTTACCATCCGTTATTTCTTTTGCAGATGAACCAACCTCGTTGTTATCAGTTGTTTTTAGTAAACCCTGATACGTTTGATTTATTTGCTTTCCTTCTAATGTTGTACCCATTTAGAAACTTTTGTAATTTAACTAAATTCTTTTCTTTTGGTTTATACATTCTCATAAAACCCACCCATTAAATAAACTATCTTTGTCGGGATATATATCATCATCTGAATTATTTTCATATTCAGGATATAAATTACTGTTAAAACTCATATGGTCTATAAACCTTGTTGTATAATACTCTGCTAAATTGCGTTCTTTTTGAACAATAAAGTCTACTTCATCTTTACTAGGTGTTTCAGAATTTTCGCTTGTGTGCTTAAATAGTCCACCATTCTTTAACTGATAAGCTGAATAAGGTAAATACTCTACCATAGCAAAGTGTATAAGCATTGGGGCAAGGTATTCATCTACTAAAGTTAAATAATTACCTGTTAATGTATCCCCTATAATATCAGCTTGTAATTTGTCATACAATTTACTTCCTGTATAGTTTCTTACGTGTACCTCTTGGGCTATTTTAATAAACTGAATAAACTTATCTGTATCTACATTACCATCCAAGATACTATTTTTTACAAGGTCAGTTCTATTTATAAATAATGCTGTTGCCATATCTTAATTTTTAAAACCCATTTTATTCCAATAAGCTGCTGTATAACCTTTGTACTTCATATCTTTAGGAGCAACAGGTACTTTTTGAGCGTTAGTTTCAGGCTTAAATCCTTGACTTTTAGCTTCTGTTGTACTAATTACACTACCTAGACTTTTAGAACCTTCCTTGCGTGCGTAAATACGTCTAAACCATTTGTGGTTACATCTCGCTCCACCTTTGTAAAGCCATACAGAATAAGTATCTGAACCACCTTTGCCAAAACCTGCATTTACAACTTTACTTGTCATAGCGTTTATATCTTCTTTACGATATACCTTTTTAGCACTTACCATTTTCTTGCAAAACTCCCTAGATGTGTCTTTAGTCTTTGCAGGATTGTACATATATCTAACTAAATATGTTTTGTCCTCTTGACCTTTTTGTTTACTCTTACCATCTTGTTTGCTTTCACTATACGGCTTTGCACTACCTGTACTAGCTAGATTAGTTTGCTCGTTTAACTCTTTAATCTTTTGGTTAAGGTCATCGTCATTGTCATAATCTACTTCTTGTTCGTCTATAACCTCAAAGTCTTTTAGTAGTTCTTCTTCGTCTTGTCCTAAATCTATAAGGGCATCAGCAATATCTGTGTCTACAAACTTATCTAAATCACTAGCTAACTTTATACCTGTTTCTTCTTCTTTTGTTTCGTCATCTACAAGGTCATTGTCAATCTCTGTAAACTCTAAAGGTTGTAGTGTTTTAAAGTATAGATTAAGAGATATACCGTTAAAAGCTAGTATTTTATCAAACGCTTCTAGTAGTAAGTTTTGGAATGGTCTAATAACGGTGTTATCCATTAGTATAGATGCAGTCTTTAACTCCTCTGCATTGTTTCCAAGCCCTGTATTGTCTTTAATTCCCAAAAGCATAGGAGATACTACCCTGTGAGATACAAGTATCTTACGGCTGCTCTCATCGCTTAAAAATTGATATTGGTTATGTGCATCACTTAATTGTACAGGGTCTATTGTAGCTGCTGTTTCAGGGCTATCGTTAAATGATAGTATAAACTTACCTGCATTACTACTTCCTGAAAACTTATCATAGATGCGTCTTTCTATCATCTCCCTTTCTTCTGCACTTGGAGTACCTGAATTAAAGTTAATAAGCATACTAGGAGATAGTCCTGATTGTATATTGTTGATGTGAAAGTTAGATATTTCTTCTTCTAAATCTGCATATTGCAACCCACCTTGATAGTCAGGGGTAGCATAGTACTTGTATCCTGCTCTGTAAGGTTTAACGTACACAATTTCAATAGCTTCATTACTCATACCAAAAGCAGGTATACGCTTTACTTGGTTAATACGGTTGTATTTAGCCCAATCACTAGAGTAGTAATATGCTTCTATTTCTCCTTTGTCGTTGCACTTTTCAGCAGCTAGTTGTTCAACAGGTATATGCTCAACCCTTGCTATCTTTTTTCTATCCTTACTGTAAATTACCTGCATACTACATTGACCAAAGAGTTTAAGGTCTGCACATAGTTTACGTGTACAGTCTTTGTGTAGTAGTGTAATGGCTTGTGCGTATGCATCAGGCTTCTTGTTGCTGTCAGTAGCATCTAAACCTTTGCCGTATATCATCTCACTAATACCGTTTATAACAGCATTGTTTGTAGGGCTACCATTATAACGGTCTATTAGGTACTGAAAGTAAGAGTTTTTATCTCCGTATGTTACAAATGCCTTATTCTTTTTTTCTTCAATAGTAGGGCTTACATAATTAGATAAACTTAATGCGTGTATCATAGTACTATATAGTTATTGTCAAATGTATTGTTTGACTTGTATTCGTTTTTATTAGGAGAATAGTATTTGTTTTGTGTTTGGTCTACATCTTGGTCAGTACAAAATATCCTATCTCTATACACAAGTAATGTAATACCCTCGTCATCGTTCCAAAGTTTTTGCTCCAACTCCCATTGTGAAAGAGATTGTCCCCATACTGAAGGGTCTCTTGTAAATTCTAAATCATAAAACCTACCCTCTACTAAAGTAAATGAGTGTGATAGCGTTAAATAATCCCCATCTTGTGTAAAAGTAACATCAGTAACAGTTGCAATATTTGTAGTGTCATCTCTTACAATCATAGCTGCTTCTGTGTTGTATAATCGTGGTATAAACTTAATTATTTGTGCATCAGTACTTGTTGTGAGTATTCTCATATAAGTATAACGCTAAAATGTAAGAATTTGTAATAAAAAAAGAGGGATGCTAATGCACCCCCCTTATAATCATAATCAAAAAAAAACTTATACTCTATGCAAATATATAAAAAATATATTAAGCAGGAGTAATAGTTCCTGCAGCATCTACTTCAGGCTCTGTTGCAAAAAATGGTGGATTAACCTCACTAGCTACTGCTGTAAGAGTAAACCCTTGTAAATCCCCTGCTGCTGCTCCTGTTACAATAGTACCACCTGTAACCTCTGCACCGTTGTCCTTTCCTACTAGTAAGTACTTTGTAGTACCTGTACCATCAGGATATAGTTCAACAACATAGTGCGCTCTACCTCTGTTTAAGAGTTTTATCTCCTCTTGTGTTTCAACATCTAGGTTTTGAAAAGTAATATTTAAAGTACTTTCATAAAAAGTAGTTCCATTTTCTCTACTTGATGTTACGCTTGTCTCTAAAGATGTTTGACCACCTTTGACTTCAAACTTGAAAAATTCAGCACTAGCATCTGATGGTAATGTTACTGTACCTGATGAAGGGCTTAACGCTGCTATTGCTGCGCTATAATCAAGAATATATACATTTTTGATACCTGCATAAGCCGTCTTACAGCCTATACCTCTACCTTTTGTTATTGCACAACTCATATTTATTTATTTATTTATTAAAAAAGGGCAGGTAGGATACGCCTAGCCCACCCCTTTTATGTTAGTTAATTATTAAGCGTAAAGTACTACGTCAGAACCTACACCTATCTGTACACCTGCTGTGTAGCGCATTACTACACGTACATTCTGTGAACCATCTAGGTCAGCCATATCAATAACTTTAACTTCGTTGCGGTCATCAAGAAGCCCTGTTCCAAAAAATAAATTTGACGCTTGTGACGCCAAAATTGTGTTATCTCCTAGTCCACCTGTTGCAAACAATTTGATACCTTGAAAGTTCATCTCTGTTTGACCTACGTTATATAATTCTCTATAACCTAGTGCAGCTTGTGCAGCAATATATTGTTTAGCTACGTGCTGTGAAATGTAGATAGTCAAATCATTTTTTCCATATACACCACTTGGGATGGCTGAAACTACCTTTGCAAGTTCGTCAATTACGTTACCTGCTGTAATAGTTGTACCTACTACGTCTACTACGTCTGTGTCAGCAGCAGCAAGAGTAACAAGTCCATCAAAAGAACCCTCTCCTGCACTACCTGACCAAATAGATGTTTCAGTTGCGTTAGCTACTTCAGCAGCAACTCTAGCAATAACATAGTCAGAAAATAAAGGGGGTAATTCATCAAAAGCACTAAAGCCCATTTGAGCAGCTTCCCAATCTGAATGTAATTCTTTCTTACAAATCTGTAAGTTTACTTGCAATTCAGCAGGAGTAAGTACTTTCTCTGTTAGTGTCAAAGTAGATGTGCTATCGTCAAAATCGCAATCTGCTGAACGTACTAGGTCAGAAAACGCTCCTACTTTCATAGCAGCTTTATATTTAATGTTAGGAAGGATTGATACAGCACCTTCGTCTAGTGTTTTAGCGGATAACAAGGCAGCACCTAGATACTTACCTGCAAACTCTCCACTATAACTTGAATTTGTAATTGTTGGGTTTGGCATTTTATTTATTTTTAGTTGTTAATTTTAGACATTATCTTATCAAGTGTGCTTGGTTTTCTGTTTTGTGCAAACTTAACTCCGATATTGTTATTTTTTTGTTCAGGGTTATGAGCAATAGGCTCGGCAGCAGGTTCAGACAATTCCTCTTTTACTTCTTTCGGTAATTCCTCTGATAACTCCACTTCGTCAGTAGCTTCTTCAACTACTTCTTCGCTCATTTCTTCTTTCTTCATATCCTCAATCATAGCTTTGATTTCAGATACTGCTTCTGCTAGTTCTTCTTTAGTAACATAGCCTAAATCTTCAGCTTCTACTTCTTCTTCAGCTTCTTCTTCGTCTAGGTCTTTGATTTCAGCAATAATGCCTTCTTCTGCTACTACTAGCATCTTACCGTCTTCTAAAGTATAGTCGCCAACAGGCAGTGCTACTCTTTCATCTTCGGTAACTATAAATATTTCGTTTCCTGCTTCAAACGCTTCTGCTTCTAACACAGTACCGTTCTCTAGCTTTGCAGTCGCTAGTTCTACCTTTTCTTGTGCTTCAACATCATTCACAAAGTCAGCAGTTTCTTCACCAAGAAAGGTTTTAATCTTATTTAACATTTCGGTTGCTTTCATATAACTATAACTATTTATTTAACTTATTTTACATTTTTAGATTTTACCAATGCCTTGATTGATTAGTTTACCTTTACAGCATTTTGTACTGTAAGTGTTTTTGTCAGCACATAAACATCCACGTTTACTGCTTTTAGGACTTGTTCTTGATACTGTTAAATCTTTCATCCTTGCCCTCTATTTTTTTTCTTATATAGCTTACTGCCTTTTATACTTGACATTTTAGTTTTAGCGTGTACACCCTTGCGCCTTACTTTAGGCTTCACAATCTTACCTATTTGTATTTGTTTAGCCATTAATCTAATTTGTGTTGCTCACAAGGCATAAACCAAGTCTTACCTTCATACTCGTGTTCGTGGTAACTCTCACAACCTATATCCTGTGCTGCTTTTATTGCTAGTTCTTTACTTGCGTATGCTAGTCTATCATCTATAATAGCCATAGTGTCGCTTACTACTTCACTTAACTCTAACAAGCCTAATTCTTTTAGTTTGCTTTCAGCCCATCTCTTGGCAGCTTTACCACCCCACAACAAGTAGGATATAGTACCACACGCTTTAGTATCTCCTTCATCGTAATACTCCTCTGCTCTTGACAAATAAGAGTACATACGTTTTATAGTGTTTTCGCTAATAGGTTTGCCTTGTGCTAATTGTTGCGCTCTTATCTTACCTACATCAGTTGCGCACTTGTTGTTTACTTCTTTGTTTAGGTCTATACCTCTTTGTGCGTTGTTTTTTACAGCATCAGGATAGTCTGAATAGCTTTCCAATTCTTCTTTCTTACCGTGTTTATAACGTTTGTCATCTCTTACAATTCTACGTATATAAGATAGCATCTCCTCTGCTTCTTCTTCTTCAAAGTCATTTAAAGGTTCTTTAGGTCTTTCCATCTTGTCTATGAAGTAGCCCTCTATTGAGAAACCTTTTACTTTGCCTGTTTTTACATAGTCATTCCAAACTTCATCGTTGTTTACTTTAACAACACCCATCCAAGTA